TTCCACTTCTTCCACTTCTTCATCATCAGTAGAATCTACTTCTTCTTCATCAACTTCTTCTTCTTCATCGACAAGTTCTTCTTCCTCCTCGGTCTCTTCTTTGACACCGGCAGGCGTTGGATCTGCGGCCGCTGCCTTAGCATTGACAACATTCTTAACTTGTGCAAGAGTTACTGAAGAGTCCTTAATCTTTGAAGAATCGTCATCGGGACGATAATTTTCTGGAGTTGGACCTCCGAGATCCTCATAAGGTACAGTTTGACCTGGAGTTACAACCGGAGTTGCGCTCATAGATGGAGATTCGGCAGGTGCGGCCCCTTTGGTTACTACGTTTTCCATTTCTTGTAAATTTCTACCAACGGACATTTTGTTTAGATCTGTGTTGTAATCTATATTTATTTATAAATTAAAGATTTTTTAAGAAATCTTCAAATAATTGAACCTTATACTCATCAAGTAATTTTTTATCAACTAAAGTATTAATTTTACGATTCGTTTTTTCAATTAATTGCTCTGTAAGTTTTCCATTTACGAAAACCCATTCCTTGCCTTCAAATATTCCCTGCACGAATGCATCAGGAGCAGAAGGATCAGCAACAATATCAGCAGCAGTCGCAAGCATAAAATCTTCACCAACAATTTTATGTCCCTCATTTGTTACTTTGAGAGATCCAACACCACGAGAAGAAACACCAAGCATAACGCCTTCGTTAATGAGAGCCATAGCAATTTTGCCCATGGGAGTTTCGAGAAGTTGTGCCTTACCTCTAAAATTATTTCCTTCACAAGTGAGGGAAATAATTTTGTGAGAAACTCGATCAAGATTGACGGTAGGACCATCTGGATGTCCGAGTTCTCCAAGAGCACGACCCTTAACAATATAATTTTCATTATATCTCTCTACCTCACGGGAAAGAGTTTGCATCGGATACATTCTTCCATTACGATTACAGATATTTCCCTGAAGGAAAACACCCTCAATATACATTCTCTTTGTTGCTCCTTTGCCTTCAGTAATAAATTTTACTTGTTGGACTTCTTCTGTGATGAGTTTCATTTTATTCGGTGACTAACTGAACGACTTCTGTGACACTTACATTTTGACTACCGGATCCGGTAATTGCACTTACCTTGACACTTCTGGCAAGAGATGCATTAGTTGTGGTAATAACTCCAACAATAGAAGAACTATTAAAATCTAATACCAGCGAATTATCGGATATTGAAGTTATTGCACTATGTATGGTGTTAATTCCCGCTGGTTCGGCACCTTGAATAGTAACAAGGTCACCCAATAAAAATGGATTTCCGGCATTTTCACCAAAAGAAACTAGTGTTGTAGATCCCGTGGTAATTCCTGAAATTTTTTGTCTGGCAATTCGCTCTTTTATAATTTCACTAGTGAATGATGAGATTTCAAAACTATTTACTGTGGCAGTTGGATTTCCACCAATTTCAACATAAACCGATGTTGTACCAGTGGATATTCTTAAATATCCACTTTTAAGAGCGATAGGATCACTAGAAACTGCCGAAGTAGTTGCAGTTATCCTATTTACATTTTGAACAATTTTAATCGCCATTACTCCTGATCCTCGGTATTTTCTACATCATCAAACATCGATGCTGCCACCAGAGGTCGAACAGAATCAACTCTGTCCGATGCCTTTGCATATAATATTTCTTTGATTTTGTCGGATACAACAGAGGGTGAACTATCTGTTGCAATCAAATCGATAATTTCTTCCATAAAAAAGGTGTATTATTATAAGATTATTTATATCTTGCCACCTTTAGGAAGTTCTGGAGCTTCAGTTGCTCCTCCTTGAGATTCAAGGTTTGGCTCCGTAATTGGTTGTCCCAAACCAACTGGTGCTACCGGATCTGCTGGCGGTGCTGCTGCCGGATCTGCTGGCGGTGCTTCTGGTGCTGGTGGATTTGGATCTGGAAGAATTCCTTTTTCAATTTCATCATCAATTTGCTTATCAATTTCAATAATTTCTGAATCAGTTTGGCGAAGAATTTTCTTACGAACATATTCGGTTGAATAATATTTACCAATATATGCTTCCATAGAAGTCACAAGCGATAATCTATTTGTAAGTAGTTCTGCCTCTTTAAGTTCTGCAAAGTGATTATCGTATAAGAAGTCATATTGAATGTGATCACTCATTTCACTCCAGTCTTCTGGAGTTACAATATTTTTCAATATGAGTTGAGTGCGAAGCATATCATTGAACATACTTGCAAATCTCTTTCTTAAACGACCAACAAACTTTGAAAATTTAAGTTCGTCTCTTAATATTTCAGATGAACGTCCCAAGTTAAATCCATCACCACCACCGGCAATTCTAGATTCCGGAACTCCAAGTGCTCTATAAAGTTTTTTCTGGAAATACTCAATATCGGAAAGTTCTCCTAAATTCTGTCCACCAGGAAGAGTTGTGATTTCGGTTCCTCTACCACCCTCTCTTCTTGGAAGCCAAAAATCTTCCATCATACTCATAAACTTCTTATCATCACGAACTTCGCCCGTATTTGCATCATATACAAGTTTATTTCTATAACGACTCATAACTTCTTTGAGATATTGCTCTGCCTTTACTTTCGGCAAATTACCAACATCAATGTAAAAAATACGACGCTCTGGTGCTCTTGAAAGTCTGTAAATAACAAGGGAATCCTCAATCATTCGAAGTTGATTGAGTGCCTTAATCGCCTTATGAAGATATGATAATACAGTGCCTTTATTTCTGTCTACTAGTCCGGAAGTGCAATAACTAATTGTATCTTTTGAAATTTTTACAGAATTCTTTGCAACAGATCCATATCCATATGCTCCACCCGATTGACTTGATGATGGAGTATATACAAAATATTCTTCAATTTCTGGATATGCAATTTGATTTGCATTCAAATTTGCAAATGATGCTATATTTGGTCCAGATTTATTACTCGTTTTTTTCTCTTGACGAACATGCTTGATCTTCATTGGATCAATATATCTCAATTCTTGAATTCCTTCTTCAGGTTTCTTCAAATCAATAACTTTAAGATAAAATAATCTCCCATCAATATACCAATTTCTAAAAATTTCGTGACACTTCTTATCGAAGTCCATCATTTCTTTAATATTCTTAAACTCTTCTCTTATGGAAGTTTTGAGTTTATCACTAGCATTTAAATTTGTTAGTTCAATTTCAATCGGAGAGTCATATAAGTCACTCACAAGTGCCTCATTTACAACATCTTCAATTGCTCCGTCACATTCTGGATGAAGTGACATTTCTCTATATCTTTTAATTAGATCATATTCTGTTCTATAAACACCCTCAATATCAATAGTTTGTCCATAAAATCCCGATTGAATATAATGATCAACCCCGTCATCATTACTTTGAGGAACGGGGGAGACTATAGACTTAGATTTTTTTTCACTATCCTCAATCGAAAAACCAAAAAGTTTCGCCATCTTATAAACTTAAACTCTTAATATGATATATTTAGTTAATATCCACACCACCTGCTTTGGAAGAGTCGCCCTTAATAGCTTCCCACCAAAGAACTTGGAACTCCGCAGTAAACTCTTGAATACCATCAGTTCCATAATCGAGTTGAATCGCACTGATATTTGTTGGGAATAAATCATAAAAATGATATGCTCTCAAAGTGGATCCGTCACGATCTAACTGATAAACAAAGGCATCGGCAGTATATTCTGCTGAATCAGTAACACCAGTATTATCTGATACTTTATTAATTTTATTCATCCAGTTTTCCATGGCAGAACGAATTGCAAAGTCAGTGTCATTAATAATTGTAATTGTCCAAGATGCGAAAGTGCGATCTCCGGCCAATTTTAAAGTTCTTCCCCTAAATGCAACCGACAACGGATTTATAACTGAGTCAGGGAGTGCCACAGCTTTGACTAAGAATCTTGATTTGTCAAGAACATTGGTATCGGCAGGAGCGGCAGATGGGAAAGAAAGAACAACCTCAAAAAGGTTACTTCTAGCACCACCACCACTCAACTTGCTCTTGAAGTCTGTAATTTTCCTTAAAGGAGGTGGATTTAATTGATTTCTGGTAGCCATTGTTGTTTAACCTCTGTTAATTAAAATTTACCGATTACTTCTTCAAAATCAACACCAGTCTTGGTGGCAATGAAGGTAAGACCGATGAAGTTAATCGATCTCGCTGGTTTAATGTAGATGTCTGCTCTGAACTCATTAGCATCAATAACTGCTGCCGTATTATTAGTTTCATCAGCAATTACAACATAATCAAAAATACCTCTCTTTGCCTGAACATCACGCAAGAACGGTTCAATTGTATTTACGAAATTAGTTCTTGTAATTTCATCGTTAAATTCAAATAGCACATCCTTGGAAGCACGAGCAATGGCATCTTCGAGATAAAGGAAGAGTCTGCGAACATTGATTCTATCGAATGCCGATGTTCTTCCAATCCTGTTTTGTCTCCAAATAG